GGTGAGCGTCGACAGTGACGTGACGGCGTCCGCGAAGCCAGCGACCACCACGGTCGGTGCGGTGGTGATCGTGGGAGCCGCTACGCTTGCGACGCCCAGGCCCGCGCCGGCCTGGATCACACCGCCCGCGATTTCGAGCGACGGCGCGACGGCCAGCGACTGGGTTAGCGCCACACCCGCGGTGATCAGCGGGCCGCCGCTGTCGGCAATGGGCGGGACCGCGGCGCCTTCGGCCCCGGCGACGCCCGCCACGATCACCGTGGGGGCCGTCTGCATGGTCGGCGCTGGGGCGGCGACTTCCGCCAGCCCTGCCCCCGCGATCAGCACTGGAGGCGACGTGGCAAGCCCTGGTGCGGTCGCAATCGCCTGCCCGCCAGCGACCCCGCCCGTGACGATCACGCCACCGGAGTCGAGCGTGGGCGTCGGCGCGACAGCCTCCGCGAGAGCGACGCCTGCCGCCACAATCGTCGGCGCGGTCTGGAGCGTGGGGGCGGGGGCCGACGCCTCCGCGATGCCCGAGCCCGCGAGCAGGCTCGCAGCGCCCGTCTGGAGCGTGGGAGACGCTGCCGCTGCCTGCGCTAACCCCGCCCCGGCTACGACCACAGTGGGGGCAGTCGCCAGCGAAGGGGCAGCCGCAACTGCCTGGGCCAGTGCCACGCCGCCCGCCAGTTGGGTGGGCGCGGTCGCGAAGGAAGGCGGGGCCGCCGTCGCGGATGACGCGGCAATACCTGCGGTGAACTCGACGCCGCCGCTCGCCGCGATTTCCGCCGAGTAGCTCGAGTAGGCGTAGCTGGATTGCAGGCCCGCCCCGCCTGTGTTCGTCGAGCGACCCCGGCAGCGGAGGTATTTGCCCTCGTCGGCGGCCTGCGTGGTGTAGGTGCTCGACGTTGCGCCGCTGATGGCCGCTTCGTTCAACCCGCTGGCGTTGTCCGCTCGATACCACTGGTACTCAAACGTCGCCGTCGAATCGTTGGTGAGCGGCGTCGCCGTGAATAGCTGCCCGACGTTGGGCATGCCGCTGATCGAGACGCTGCACGTCGGGCGGGCGTCGTCCCTAATTGCCGCGACGTTGGCGGCTTCGTTGGAGTTATAGGCCCGAACGTCGGCGATTATGCCGTCGAAAAAGATGTCGGTGCCGGAATACGGCCGTCCGCCGATCCTCGGTGGCGTGGTAACACTTACAGCACCGCCGCTTAATGTGCCGGCGTCCCCTTCCAGAACCCCGTCGACGTAGATTTTGAAATATGGCGTCGACGCCGAAACGACGCCCAAAATGTGGTGCCAACTGCCGTTGTTTACCTTTTTTGTTGTTAGCGACCCTTGCCCATTCCAAGCCACCTTCGGGACGCCGGGATTTGGGAAAGCACCGTCTAGATAAAGCAGAAGGCCGTCGCCGTTGCCGTCCCTACTATCGAGAATAGCAACGGGGCATTGCGCATCTGATACGGACGTTTTAATCCACGCTGAGAACGAAAAAGGTTGGCCTGTAATACCGATCGCACTTCCAGCGTCGACGTAATCTGCAAGCGACCGATTGAATAGAAACCCGGCGTTCGCCAGCGACCCGCCAGGCCCGTTGCCTGCGCCAACGTGTAGCAACGACGCATTGCGGGCCGCCGTGCCGTGGTTGCTGCCGACAGAATCGGCCACGGCAGTTCCGCTAGTTTCGTCGAGTTTCCAACGATGGAGCATCGCCACGGCTTACGCCCTTACGGTGCGGGTGCTACGGGCGTATAGGCGGAACCGTCGCCGTTGTCGTCAGTGACCAGGACAAGACCGGGACTGATCCCGCCGAGAGCGGTCACGACAGCGACCATCTTGGAAACCTTGGCGGGGTTCACGCTCAGGCTGACCAGCGCCTGGAGCCGCGCCAGGTGGCCGGCCTCCACGTGGCCGGCTTGCACCCACGCGCCCAGCTCCGCGGCAATCCCGCCGAGCGACTCGAGCGTTGCGCCGATGGCGTCGTTCTGCGCCATCAGCCGGTCCGTCAGGGGTTTAAGCGCGGCCAAAATCTCGTTGAACCTCGCTTGCTCGTCGCCATACAGGGGCATGGTGCGCCCTCCGGGTTAGGGTGAATGGGTGGGGCCCGCCGGCGGCTTAGGCCGCGTCGGGAATGCGCACGTCGAACGCGGCCAGGCTAAACGTGTTTAGTTCGGTGACCACTTGGGGCGCGCTGAGGGCGCCCGCCGCCAGCAGCCGGCTGTTGACGGTGTCCACAAGGGCGTAGTGCGAGGCCGTGCCGTCCGCCGTGACGTTGCCGTCGGAAAACGAGGCCACCGTCACCTTGCGGCCGTTGGGCGTCCCGTCCGCCGGCGCCCCGATGCTCAGGCTGGTCTTATTGCCCAGCGAGTAGGTGCTGGTGGCCTCCAGGTAAGTGGTGGGCTCCTGCGAGCAGATGTCCAGCCGGTTGGCCTCGGTGTCCAGCTTGGACAGGGCCGCGTCCAGCACGTAGTCGGCGAGTAGTGGCATTTCATTCCCTCCAAAAAGCTGCGGCCAGGCACACCAGCGTGTAGGCCGCCATTATTCCGTGAGCCTCGGGCACCGGCGCGTACACAGCGCCAATGCCTCCGCCCCGCTGCCACCGCAGCAGGTCGGAGCCGTCGAACGTCGAGCCGTAGCCCGCTTGCCAGGTGGCCAGGTCGAACGCGTCGACCACGCCGTCCTGGTTGAAGTCGCCGGCGGGCGGCTCGGCCAGGACGTTGAGCGCCCAGCGGGTGGCGCCGGCCGACAGGTTGCTGCGGGGGATCACGCCGGGGCGCTCGTAGTACGGGGCCGGTCCCTCGGTGGCGCGACTCCCGGCCAGCCGCGCGGTGCTGGGCAGGTCGAGCCCGATCACGTAGTCGCCGCTCTTGAGGTCGACGGCCACGTCGAACACCAGTCGGTAGGTATCGCGCCAGCCGCCCGCGAGGCCCGCGTTGCCCCAGCGGTGCAGGGCGTACTCTTGGATCGGCACCGACTCGCCGGGGTCGCCCGCGAGGTAGCCCGCCAGCGGCCACACGCTGACGTTCACGGCCAGCGGATCGAACTGTCCGAACACAATCGTTTCGACCTGCCGCACCTCACGCGGCACGGGCGTCGAGACGGCGGCGGCAGGGCGCCCGCTCAGGCCCCCCGTGCTATCGGTAGCAGCGGGCGTTGGCCCAACGGCGTCGCCGCTCATGGGGATCAGCAACAGCAGCAGCAATCGGCTCATCCTCGCATCCCTCCCTGTGTAGCGGCATCAGTCCCAATTTCGCCCGCAGCTGCGGGTCGTACCACGTCGCCCTAATCGCCTTCGCCCGTTGCTCGAGCACGTGCGGCGGTGGGCAAAACACGCACTGCCCGCACTGACTCACGCGGATCGAATCGCCCTCGCGGGTGCAGATCCAGTAGTGCTCGTCGGTGATTAGCTCGATGACCCCCAGGTGCTCCTTCTCGAAGCCACCGCGGCGATACAGCACGTGATCGCCGACTTGCAATTCGCGAGTGAGCGCCGCCTCTCGGCTATTGCTGGCACTTGGACCGGCATGGCGCCCTGCGCGGTTCATCGCTCACGGTTCCACCGTCACGCTGGGTTTGCCGTCCTGCATGCCTGCGACCAAGCGGGCGCCCATCGCGGCGAGGCCGAGGCCCATCACTGCGACGACGATCCAGATCAGCACCATTGTCGGCACGTTGGTTTTGTCGCGTCCGCTGTAGTCGCCGCCGATGCTCACGCGGTTGCCGTTGCCGTTGCGCCCGAGCAGCGTATTCGTCAGCTCGTCGAGGCGTTCCTTGCTATCCGCGGCGACCTCCTGGGCACGTTTGATTTCAGCAAGGCATGCGGCCTGGCACTTCACGCTTTCGTCCTGCATGTGCTCAAAGCGCCCCTGCAGCTTCAGGTACTCGTGCTTGAGCGACTCGACCGCCTCGCGGGTTCCTGTGGCGTCAGTGATGAACATGACCCAACCTTTATAGGCGCCATGCGCCGGCATGCGGTGGGCGTACAAACTCACGAGCGTCTCGCCGCCCGCCTTTGTCTTTAGCCGTTTGGTTTCGTAGCACTCGACCAGATCCCCAGATCGCCCCGCCATTTCGGTAAGCTGGCCCTCGCCGATTTCCGTGAGCGGCGTCAACTCACTCCAGTGCTTGCCGACCACCTCCATGCGGGACCAACCGAGCAGCTTGGAAAACGTGGCGTTGACGTAACCGTAGCGCCCATCGGCGCCGACGAACGCGACCGCTACGGGGCATCGCTCGGCGGCGCTCTGCCACCACTCAAGGTCATATTCGGTAGCGTGCGGCACTCGCTCTACTCCGTTACACGTTCAAGTCGCTGCGACTGATCTCGTAGGCGATGCCGTCGATCACCTGGAACGTGATCAGGCCTTTGCTCGCGGGCGAAGCGCCTGGGTTGAACGACAGTGCGTCGTAGGTCTGGATGTACCCGGCGGCGTTCGCGATGGTCGTGTATTCGTTGACGAGCAGCGTGAAAATCTGACCGTTGTACGTGCCGTAGAATCCGTAGATGGTTACGGGCGAACCCACGGTCCCTTGGTACGCCTTCACGATCTTGGCGTCGGTCGGGATGAACATGCTCGTGCCCGACGCGGTGTAGGTCGGGATCACCGCCTCGCTCGGCATGTAGTTGGGGTGCACGTCGTTCCACGATCCGCCCAGGGCGTAGTGGTTTGCCTGGATCGAGCCGTGGTTCCCCTCGGCGACCGCCTCCAGCGGTTTGAATCGGGAAGGCGTCCAGGGCGTCGCCTGGGGCGATCCTGCGATCCAGTAGTCCGCCGCCACCTGCTGCGTGAAACTGTACTTGTTCCGGCAGACCTCGGTGCGGTTGGGAATTTGCACCCACAGCACGGTCGGCGAAACGCTCAGATGTTCGCTGCCGATGATCGTCCCAGTGGCAGGCGTCGTGCCGGAACCGGCGAACGTGTAGGTGAACTCCTTCGCCCCGGTGACCGTGATCGCGGCAGTGACGTTGTACTCCGACTGCGCGGCGCCGGTGACCGTGATCTTCTGACCGCTGAACAGACCATGTGCGGACAGCGTCTTGACGTAGGCGGTCGTACTGGAGCTGCGGACGTAAGCGACGAGCGCTTCGGGCGAGCCGGTCGCCGGCGTGGCTGGCGACCCAGAGATCGTGTACGTGAACGTGGTCGTGTTCGTGACCGTCACCACGTACTCGCCGTTGTATTCGGCCTGCGTGGCGCCGATCATGAACACCTTGTCGCCACTGGTCAGACCGTGAGCGACGCCCGTCACACACGTCGCGGTCGTGCCGGATCGCGTCAGCGACGACACCGCACGCGCCGTCCGCAACGGGATATTGGCGCCGATGTTCGTTCGCGTCTCGCCCGTGCGGGCCACGCTCCCAATCTGGCTATCCACCACGCGGCAGGTGCGCGGGTACGTGACCGTGCCGGTCGACTTCACGAGGCCGCCATCTGGGGGCGTATCCCAGATGACCGGATTCTGCCCGCCGCCTTCGCCGCCCAGCAGCGA